AGATCCCTGGGCGTACAATGGAATGCAGTATGACGCGGCCAGGAAAACCCTGTATATTTTTGACGAGGCAACCGCCAGGCGGAAAGGAAACTGGGAAACAGCTGATATTCTAAAGGCAAAGGGCCTCACTGGAAACGACAGAATCACGGCAGACAGTGCGGAGCCGAAAAGCGTCGGGGACTACAATGCTTACGGCTTATACTGCCGGAGCGCCGAGAAAGGCCCGGGGTCTGTGGAATACAGCCATAAATGGCTGCAAAGCCTGGACTGCATCTGGATAGATCCGGTCAGATGCCCGGATACCGAAAAGGAGTTTTCGGAATACGAATACGAGCAGGACAAAAAAACCGGGGAAGTTTTAGACGGATACCCCGACGCGGACAATCATCATATTGACGCCGTAAGGTACGGCACGGAATACCTTTGGAAACGTGGAGGGGTGTAAGCATGGGACTTTTTCATTTAATCAAGGAGGCGGTGATGAAGATGCTGAATCTAAAGGAAATTAAAAAGCTGGGCGCGGATCTATCGTCGTATATGGCGGAAGCAATTCGAACCTGGGACGATCTGTTTTATTTAATCAACCAGCCTCCCCATTCCTTGAAGCTGGCGCAGACAATCACCAGCTATCTGGCAACGCTTGCGACCAGCGAGTTAACCCTAGACGCGGGCGCGGGCCAGCGGGGAAAATATATCACGGAACAGGCGGCCGGCAATCTGCTTCCTAATATCAACGAGGCGGTACAGCTTGCGGGGGCCGGCGGCATGGCCGCAATAAAGCCGTTTGTAAAGGGCGGGTCAGTCTACGTGGAGATTATCCCACGTTCCCGGATATTCCCGAAAGGCTTCGGCCCAAACAAGAGAATCGAATCCGGGTTCTTTACGGATTTTGACCGTCTGAAGGACGGAAAGCCAGTAGTCCGCATCGAGGAATTTGCCCTTCAGGAAGACGGCCTTCTCATTACCAACCGGGCTTACCGGCTAAAAGAAGCCGATGGAATCGGCGGAGAGCTCTCTCTTTCTGAGGTAGAACGCTGGGCGGACCTTCAGCCCGAAGCTTTTATTTCAGGTGTAGACCGGCCTCACTTCGGCCTAATCCGAATGCCGATGCTGAACAATATCGACGGCGGGCCCCTCCCTATCAGCATTTACGCAAACGCCGTGGACAGCATTATCCAGCTGGACAAAACCTACGAACAGTTTCTGTGGGAACGGGATACCGGAAAGCGGCGCATGGTATTAGACCGGGGCGTTGCGGTTAAGGATCCGATCAACGGAAAGCCTGCGATTCCTTTTCGTGAGCTTGCCAGCGACTATTACATGACAATCGACATGCCTGTGGACAAGCCCTGGGCAGACTATACGCCGGAGCTGCGGGGGGAGAATTATAAATCCATCTTTGATACTCAGCTTCGGATTTTGGAAATGCAGACTGGTTTTTCTCAAGGAACCTTTAATATCGATATCCAAACCGGAAGGGTAACGGCCACCCAGGTGATCAGTGACGACCGCACCACCTACAACACCGTCAAGGCGGTGCAGGACCGGGGCATGACCTCCGGGCTGATCGACGCTCTATATTGGTTCGATGTATATTCGACGCTGTACCGCCTGGCCCCAGCCGGAGCCTTTGAGCCTTCCGTCACCTATGGAGATTCCATTTTTGAGGATACCGGTGTAGAATACTCCCGCAGGAAGGCAATGGCGGACAGCAAATACATCAGGCCGGAACTGCTCACAAGCTGGTATTTCGGCGTATCAGAGGAGGAAGCGAAAGCCATGCTTCCAGAACCGGAGGCGCCGGAAAACATATTGTTCGGGAGTGATTAACCATGCTCTCCCCTGAATATATCGACCACCTGCCCGACCGTGTTGTTGAGCTTTACGCCGACCTGGAAATCAGGATTCTGGAGGATATGGCGCGGCGCATTTCGAAAACCGGAGCGTTGACGGAAACCGCCCAATGGCAGATGTGGCGGCTGGAGCAGATCGGGGCGGAACGGGAATTTATCCGATACCATTTACAGCGCCTTACCGGGAAAACCCAGGGGGAGATTAACGAGCTGCTTGCAGAAGCCGGAGAAAAAGCGCTGTATTATGACGATCAAATCTACCGGGCAGCTGGTTTAAGCCCAAAAGCGCTGCGGGACAGTGAGGCTTTGCAGAAAATAATTAAAGCCGGCTCCGACAAAACCATGAGGCTTTTTGAAAACCTGACAAGCACTACGGCTGACACGGCCTCAAGGCAGTTTGAGAACGCTCTGGACGCCGCCTACATGGATATAACCTCCGGCGCGTTTTCTTACCAAGACGCAGTAAGAAGCGCTGTAAAAAGCCTTTCCAAAGCAGGAATTGACGCAATTATATATCCCAGCGGGCACACGGACAAAATGGACGTTGCTGTCCGTCGGGCGGTCCTTACTGGGGTCAATCAAACGGCGGCCAGAATACAGACCGCCAGGGCTGACGAAATGGAATGCGACCTGGTGGAAACCACTGCCCACATGGGCGCCAGACCGGAACACATGGACTGGCAGGGCAGAATATTCAGCCGTTCCGGGAAAAGCCGTAAGTATCCAGATTTCGTAAAATCCACTGGCTACGGAACCGGCCCGGGGCTGTGCGGCTGGAACTGCCGCCACTCCTTTTTTCCGTATTTTGAGGGCTTGTCCGAGCGCGCATATTCCAGGGCTAAGCTGAGAGAATATGAGAACAAAACCGTTACATACAATGGGCGAACCCTTCCCTACTACGACGCCACCCAGCAGCAAAGATACTTGGAGCGACAGATCAGGCGGTGGAAACGGGAATATCTGGCGATGGACGCGGCTGTTCTGGACACATCGGAGGCCAGCGCCAAGCTGGCTGCCTGGAGGGCGAAGCAAAAGGACTTTCTGACCCAGACAGGGCTTGGCGAGGATAAATTCAGGAGCCAGGTCTACGGGTTTGGAAGAAGCCAGGCCGCGAGAGCCAGAGCGCAAGCGGAAAGGTTGAAAAAGCATAGCCGTGATGGTATAATAATTATGGGAAGTGATGGCATGCAATTAAAAATTGATTCCCTAACCCCATGCCTTGTAGAGGCTTCTACCGGAAAAATCATCGAAACCTCATATAAAAAAGCGGCTAAGTCAGAATTGAAATCTTTGAAAGCCAAGGGTTGGCTTTTTGATTGGACGCATTCTTCCCTCAAGGAAGACGAAATCTATAAGTTAGTCGTAAAAGGCGAATCAAACCCACAAGGGTTAATAGCCCTTAAATATGAAGATCGCAGTAAGGCGGTATACGTCCAAATTGCTGAAAGCGCTCCGAGTAACCGCGGAGCAAGTAAAGAATATTTGGGAGTTGGCGGACATTTATTCGCCATTGCGGCACAACAGTCAATGGAAAAAGGTTATGGCGGGTTTGTCTTTTTTGACGCCAAAAACACAGACCTGGTAAAACACTATTCAAAGGCCTTAGGGGCACAATTACTGGGCGTTCCGCACCCATATCGAATGATTTTAGATGAAAATGCTGCCAGAAAGCTATTAAAGCTTTATACGTTTGGAAAGGAGTGATTTAAATGTCTGAACAGGATATGAAAAGAATGATAGAATTTGATAATGCCGCGGATAAGGCCGGCGGATATGTTTCTCCACTGTTTAAAGACAATGCCAATTACGACTATCGAAAACTTCTCGCTTATTGCAAAGAAAAGAAAATTGATCCTTTGGATTTGACCATTCGAGAACTAGATAAATTCATTATTCCTCAATAAAGGATGCCACCCACCGAAAGGCAGGGTGGTATTTTTATATCCAAATTTAATAGCGCAAGGCTCGTACAGAAATGTGCGGGCCTTTTGTTATACCCAAATTTGCCCTTGTCTGCTGGGCTTTAAATGCAGAATAGGCAGTGCGCAGAGTGGCTGCGCGTTTACAAATAAAATCTGGCCGAAGGAGAGACACATGGAATTTTTGAAGGAACTTTTCGGAAACGAATCTTTAACCTATGAGCAATTAGCAGCAAAAGTGGCCGAAAAGAAAATGAAACTGGCTGATTTATCAACAGGCGCTTATGTCGGAAAGGATAAGTATGAAACCTTGACGGCAGATCGTGACGGATTAAAACAGCGTCTTGAAGAGGCCAACGGCAAGCTGGAGGGGTACGACCCTGAATGGAAAACGAAGGCTGAGCAGGCCCAGACGGAAGCCGACGCTAAGGTTAATAAAATCCGGCGCGGCTATCTGCTGAAGGAAGCCGCAGGCGGTATTAAGTTTTCCAGCGAGAGCGCCAAAAAGGCGTTTTTATCCGATCTGGAGGCGGCTGAGCTTCCCGTACAGGAGGA